GAAAGTGCATTTGCTGTCACAACATTGACGGGCTTTTGAACTTCTTTTTCTGGAACAAACTTGCTTGGCTGAATGAACTGAACCGAACCAGTGAGCGCATCGGTGCTTGGCGCAGGTGGTGGAAGAACATTGGCGGTTGCCAATAAGCCGCCAAGGTCAGATGTTGCAGTGGCAAGAACTGTTCGTGTTGCTGTTGCCGTTGCTGCCAATCCACCCAGAAGCGCAGTTGCCGAATCAGGATTGATGATCGTGGCTGTGGCTTGCGCCGTCAAACTTGCTGATGCATCTGCTATGGCAAATGTTGTTCTTGTTGCAGTGGCGGTTGCTGTTAGCGCGGAACTGGCAGTGCCAACGCCTTCTTCGGTAAATGCAAAGTTTCCATCTAGGCCATAACTTGTTGAATCTAGCGGTGAAACATCAAGTTGAAACCGCAGGAACTCAGCCATGCTTATCTACTAACTGGCAACAGTAAGTGATGCGGTGAGGGAACCAGAAGGAATTGTGAAAGTATCTCCGGCGGTGTATGCATTGCCGGTCATTGTTCCAGAGAACAAGAAATTGCCTGTTGATGCGTTATCCCATGCGGTGAAATATGTGGCATCTTGGCTTCCTGCAATGTTTGTCCAGGAAACATCTGCATCAGATGAAATTGAACCCCCGGATGCGGCAGCAAAAGTGCAAGCCTTGCGCGTTGTTTCGGTTGCTGCATTCGCAGTTCCATTTGCACCGGGATCACCGACATGCAATTTCACATACACATTCGCAACAGAAAAACTTGTTGCATTTCCAACTGAATCAAGAAGCGCGTTTGCAAGGTAGGCGCTCAATCCTGTTGCCATGTTTTATCCTTCCACTTCTTCTTCAATGATTCGAACAATTCTGTTGTGTTCATCGCGTTCAACTGTGCGAATCACCTTTCTTGGTGATGGCTGTTGAAGAACAATGTTTGGCTCCACCTCAACTGTGAACTGCGGTGCATCCATGTGAACCTGCGGTGCTTCCATGTTGAGAACTGGTGCATCAACATTGAGAACTGGTGCATCCACACGAACTTCTGTGTTTGGAATGTTGATGATAGTTTCTGGTGCATGAACATCAACGTTTGGTGCGCTGCGCTCACTCTTGACTTCATAAACTGAAGCAGGGTCAGTGGGGTCAATTTGCGCAACTTGCTGAAGTTGTGTTGATGGAATTCCAGTGTGCTTGATTGGCTCAATGCCAACAGCAGAAAGAACTTCGCTTGGTTCATAACCAACCTGAACAAGTCGGGCTGCAATTTCTGAACGAAGATTGAAACCAACATCGCGTGCATCTGCTGCATCAATGTTCTGCAATGGAACGCGGTATTGATCGCCGGCTTCACCAATTGGTGAAAGGTCTTCCACTGATCGCACATCATTGAGTGAAAGGAATCCTTCACGCAAGCCTTTTGTGTATGCCTCGTAACGTTCCAATGTAGTTCCGCGCAATAGCGCATCAAGATTGAATTTCACAAAACCATCGGGTTCTGGCAGCAAAGTTGAAAGCGCTTGTTCTAATCTTTCAAGCAATGGGCGCAATGAGTGCTGAACAAAGGAAAGGTTCTGTGCTTCAACGGAAGCAAATGACATGGCACCAGCAACAGGATGGCCAAGAAGTGAAATTGGAACGCGGAACAACCGGGCAATTTCTTCCACACCGAATCGGCGGGCTTCAAGCATTTGTGCATCTTGTGCATTGATGGTCAATGGTCGGAAGTCAGCGCCACCTGAGAGGATGCCAACTTTTCCTGCACGATATGGCGAAGCGTGATCAATCTGCCAGTTGGTGACAATCTCCTTGGCTTGTTCTTCGCTCAATTCGTTTGGCGAAACAATGACACCGCCAGGGTTTGCAGCATTGCCAAAATATGATGCTGCATAGATTTCGGCAGCCATTGCACCGCCAACACTCATTCGTGCTGCGCCGATTGGTGATAATCCAAGAAGGTGACCAGGAAGGCGGAACATCGGGATGTGTAGGATGTCATTCGGTGTGAGAATTTCAGAAACCTTGGTCTGTGAATTTCGCACTAGATATGACAGTGGATAGCCTTCAAGATTGCGGTGAATTGTTACATCGTCAGGGTGGAGAACATAAAGTTCGACCACCTCACCCATATCATCACGCACTGTCAAAATGAAGGCGTTTCCATGAAGGTTCAGTGAAGTGATGATTTGTTCAATGAATTCAAGTCTGGTGGATTCTGGGTTTGGCTTATTTATCCAAACAGGCTGTTCGCCAAATGCTGCGGCGTAGGAAATGCGATTGCGACCCCGGCGAACATACGCGCCAAGGGGAAGTGAAGAAATGGTGTCACCAAGTAGGCGCACGCAAGCATAGACCGCTGACATGCGAAGCGCGGTGTCGGGTGTGACATCAACACCAGCAGGGGTTGTGTAGGCAGGTCGGCCAGGAATCAGTGGTTCGACATATTGGGTGTTTGCGCTCTGTTGGCGCTTTTCAAGATTCCGCAATGATTTTGAAATGCTCATTCACTTGCTCTTTCTGCAATCCATACGATGAAACCGCCAAGGCCAATCAATGCAACCGGAACTGAAACCATGAGCAGACCGGCTGCGGCTATCGCCAAGCCAATCATCTCCACACCAATCAGAATCCAACTTTTCTTCATTTATGTCCTCACAGAGAAATATCTTGCAACGGGTTTTGCTTTTTCTTGGGGCTGTGTTGCTCTGTCATATCCAAAAATTGCAGCAACAGCAGCATCCACCTTGCGTTTGGAAGATGCCTTGGCAACCATCACGCCTCGCGAAGATTGCTTGGTGACACAGTTTCCGATATGCCGCGCAAGTCTTTCATCACCATCATGGGTGAATGATTGGTTCATCACTGCTTCAAAAAACTTTTGTGTTGCGGGAACCATACGTTCTGCGCTGTTGGGATAACTCACCACAGGCAATCCATCCTCATCCAGAAGCATCATGGTTCGCTGCCAGCGTGCCGGGTCGAAGACTACTTCGCGAACTTGATAGTTGGATTCGCGGCAAGCATTGATGATGGTTTGTTCAACTTCTGCAACGGGAACATGCCAACTGGAATCTGCATCTGCTGGCTTTTCCCAAATATCAACAACCATCAAATGTGGCTTTTCGCCACCTAGCATCCACGCGATCAACGCTGTTGAATCGTTACTGAATGCACCATCGAATGCCAGGATGACTGTTTCACCTGGTATTGGGTCGCGGTCTTTGTCGGCAAGTGCATCCCATGAACCATCAGGAAGCCAAGCGGTTGAAGTGCTGACAAACATGTTCATGCGCTTTGTTTTGAATTCTGCTTCTGGCGTTCTCAAAACTGCGCTGTGAAAATCTTCTGCATCCACGATGTCATTGAAGCCGGGGTTGGCTTCCGCCCAGGCCAATGGGTCTTTGAAATTGGCATCGGCGCTCGCCGGTTCCCACCATGCAAAGAAAAATGATGGGTCATTAATTTCGCCACTGATGATTCGCTTGCCGTATTCGTAAAGCGAGAAGCACAATGAATCTTGTCCGTTGGCTGCCGTTTTGACACCGGCAGTTGTGATTCCAAAAAGCAAGGAATCTGCGCGGGCGCCACCAGCAAGCGACATGACATCCCAAAGTTCTCGCGTGGGTTGTGCGTGAACTTCGTCAAAGATGATCACTGGCGAAGGGTTCAAACCTTCTTTGGTGTAAGCCTCAGCAGAGAGAACGCGATAAACCGAACCCTTGTCTGGAAATTCGATGGCATCGCGATACAACTTGAACATCCGCGAAAGTTCGTCATCAAGTTCGACCATCCGCCGCGCTGTTCCAAAAACGATTCGTGCTTGGTCGCGGTCTGCTGCGCAAGAAAGAATTTCCGAACCTTGCCCGCCTAGCGTTAAACCTGCAAGACCAACACCGGCTGCCAATTGTGACTTGCCATTTTTGCGTGCCATACCAACGAGCGCTGCGCGATGTTTGAATCTTCCATCAGGTCTGCGTGCAAGTAGATGTGAAAGCAATTCAGTTTGGAAAGGTCGAAGTTGAAGAAGTTCACCTGCTGGTGCTGCAATCGAATCTTTGGTGACCCTGCAAACTGTTTCAATGAATGCTGAATAAAGTTCGCCATCGCCGCGTTTGCGGTCTGCCGCTGAAACTGGCGTGAGCCAGCGCGGTGGCCAGGTGCTAGTTGCGGCTCTCTTTTTGCCGGATGAGTTCTTCAAGTGCTGTTGCCCGCCGTACTTCTGCAACCCCCAGTTGCGACCTGCTCACCGGATTGAAGCCCAAAACTGTGAGCGATTTCTGCAATGCATCAGAGAAGGATACAAGCAATTTTCCATCTGCCACATCTCGCGTGGTTCGATAAACCTGCCGCGCAAGTGCAACATCATCGGCTAATCGGCAAGCGCTTTCCACTTGTTTCATGTCGCTGATTGGTGAAAGCCAAGTGATCGCGGTGTTCCAAGTTTTTTCCCAAAGGTCGCGACCTTCAAGGCCAAGGTCAGTTGGTGGTTCGGGAACCGATGTTGCCATTGGCAAAACTGTGACTGTTGCAATCTCAGGAAGTTTGCGCCCACCCGAATCGGTGCTTGGCGTTCTGCCGGTTTTGCGCTTTTGCTCAATCGGCTTTGGCGGTCTTCCTGCTGGCATGTCCGTTTTTTCCTTTTTGTTTTTGTTGTCATAAAAAATCACAAATAACACAAAAATCCGAAATCATAAATTCTGAGATTTTCTGCGTTATTG